AACGCCCTCTCCTCGATCGCGAGGTTGAGTAGCGTTAATGATGGTTTGGCAATTGCTTCGCCCATCATAATGCCGACCGTGCTTAATACACCTTCCCCATTGGGGAAGTGTACGTATCGCGGTCCGATCATGTCCATGACAATATTAATATATTGCCATGAGCACGTTCCTTTGAACCCCTCGAGAAACCCATGTATGAGTCCTCGAGTGACAGGCCACGTTTGGGCGTTTGTAGCGTCCTTCAGATCGCTACTTAACACCCATTCGTTTTCTCTCAGGGGCCCTCGCTTCGCGAGGCCTTTTGATGCTTCCCAAGCTTGATCTTGACGGTGAAAGCTCGAGAACACTGCCGGATGATACTTCAACGCATCAATCAGGTAGTGGGAAAAGGGTGCCTGGAGTACATTGACCCACCATGGTGTCAGTGTAACCCAGCGTGCCTTATTCCCCATCTCTGGGACCACTTCAGCTCTACAGTTGATGTGGTAGCCCTGGGTCTCCTCCATGTAGCATTTATATGCTACATAGAGCATTTGGTGTCCCGTTGCCTCGTCGAGGCCCGGGACCTCTGCATCCTCGTCGCCTTGTTTTGTAACAACACGCTCGAGGAATTTAATGCCTTGGTATCGGAGACTTATTCCAATAAGCTCGATATCTTCGGCACTTCTAAAGAGATAGGTCCATATTGGCCTTCTGGCCATATGCTCTACCCTTCCGAAAGGAGTTTCTTCAATGTAGTCCCTAATGGGTTGACATTCAAGGATCCTTTTAAAGTCTGAGAGGACGGCTGCTGCCTGCCCTCCCTTTCTTATTCCGTGTTCGATTTCCCCTGTAGAGGTTACCGATACGTGTATAGCATCTTCAGACGTGGGTTTCCCTTGTCTGAAGTGCCTGCATTTCGATCCGATCCTACGGGCAGCAGCCCGTAACTCAGATACGATTTCTTTGGATGGTTTAAAGTTCGAGGTTAACACCTTCTTAAACTTATCCTGCGAATCCTTTTCTGTCAATTCACCCATATATGGGAATTGACGGGAGGATATGATGTGGGAGAGGTCCTGTGCGATCTTCTGGTCTACAGGTCTACTCGTCCCTCCTAGAATCCTCCGGTAGAGGGACGTGGTTCTTAACCTTAGGAACACGTTTCCGGTCTCCGGAGTTTTAAGCTCACCGATTGTATCTGTCCACGCATATGTGTGGAAGATCCAATTGTGAAGCTCTTTCCAGTCGTCTACCAGCCTCTTGAGAGAGTAGGTACCGACCCTAATCACCTTCCTTGATAATTCTTTTATCACGGATAGGTCATCTGACCCGGGGATGAAAAGGTTTTCATCCGCGAGCCATAGCGAGTCTATCATACCATTGAGGAAATCCTCAATCCTATGAAGATGAGTCCTCCCGCGGTCCAAAAGGATCCGGGACGACCTATAACCCATGCCCATCGCCATTAGCGTCTGCATGAGTATTTCCCTCTGGCGGCAAGTCCACTTGCCGTGAGATCGAGATTCCCACAATTGTGTACGGGGGGTTGACCCCCCCCACGATATGCGGGTTATATCCCCTGACGGTATGTAATACATACCGCCACCGGAGGTTCGGTTGTGGGGGTTTAGCACTGGCAAAAGCCAGGACCAAGCCTTCCCAAGTGAATTGTCAACGCCGACAACAGCCCTAAGGTTTGTTGCTTTGGTGAAGACCATTTATCA